AAAGATCACGGACGTATTACTGAAAACTTGGGTAAGATGTATATTAAATTATCCGAACGCTATGCACAACGTAGCAATTGGCGTGGCTATACCTACGTTGAAGAAATGCGAGGACAGGCTATTCTACAGTTATCACAAATCGGATTACAGTTTGATGAGAGTAAATCAGAAAATCCATTTGCTTATTATACAGCCGCAGTAACCAACAGCTTTACTCGAGTGCTGAATATAGAAAAGAAAAATCAAAACATTCGAGACGACATGCTCGAGTCACATGGATTAACTCCAAGTCTTACAAGACAGAACCAACAAGAGTACGCAGAAGAAACTGCTCGGCAAGCCGAGTTGTATAAAAACTTCCGTATGCCTAAGAGTGAAGATGGTGATTTTGTTGAAGAAAACGAAGAAACAGAAACTTGACTTTATCCAAAGCGTCTGTTAAACTCTTAGTTAGGAGAATTATTAATGCCCTTATTTAAAAAGGTAGCGTGTTTTACAGACATACACTTTGGATTGAAATCAAATTCAGGAACGCATCTTAAAGACTGCGAAGAATTTGTAGATTGGTTTATTGAAGAAGCTCAAAAGGAAGGTTGCGAAACTGCAATCTTTCTAGGAGACTGGAGCCATAACCGTAACAGTCTTAATTTAATTACATTAGACAGCAGTTTGCGATGTTTAGAAAAGCTAGGAGCCGCCTTTGAGCAGTTCTTTTGGTTTCCTGGCAATCACGATTTGTTCTACAAGGACAAGCGAGACATCCATAGCAGTGCGTTCGGACGCCATATTCCCGGCGTAACTGTCGTAGACTCTGTCACCACGCTAGGCGATGTCACCCTTGTACCGTGGTTAGTAGGCGACGAGTGGAAGGCTATGAAACAGCTGACCAGCAAGTATGTATTTGGCCACTTTGAATTACCGTTGTTCTACATGAACGCCATGGTCCAGATGCCAGATCACGGTGAATTAAAAGCAGAAGACTTTGGTAAACCTGAGTATGTATTCAGTGGACACTTCCATAAACGACAAAGCAAGGGCAATGTACATTACATAGGTAATGCGTTTCCACATAATTTTGCAGATAACTGGGATGATGAACGAGGTATGATGATCCTAGAATGGGGTGGTGTACCAGAATATCGTAACTGGGAAGACTGTCCTAAGTTTAGAAACATCAAACTCAGCGACTTATTAGATCGTAAAGACGAGATTATGAAGTCTAAGATGCACTTTAAAGTTAATCTTGACATTGATATTAGCTATGAAGAAGCAAACTTCATTAAAGAAACATTTACCAACGAATATGACATTCGAGAAATCAGTCTTATTCAAGATAAAACTAACCTAGACGGTACAATAGACGACAATCCAGATCAACAATTTGAAAGCGTTGATCAAATTGTATCCGAACAACTGATCAATATTGAATCAGAACAGTTTGATAAGAAAATTTTACTCGATATCTATAATAATCTATGAGCTTTAAAATACGTAATATCACCGTGAAGAATTTTTTGTCTGTTGGTAACCAAACGCAGGCTGTGGACTTTGATAAAGAACACCTTACATTGGTACTAGGATCTAACTTAGACCTAGGTGGAGATGATACAGGGTCACGTAACGGCACAGGCAAGACTACTATGATCAATGCATTAAGTTATGCATTGTACGGGCAGGCTCTAACTAACATTAAAAAAGAGAATTTAATCAACAAAACTAACGGAAAAGCTATGTTAGTCACAGTTGAGTTTGAGAAGAACGGCGTTAATTATCGCATTGAGCGGGGCCGCAAACCTAATATTCTTAAATTGTATGTCAATGATCAAGAATTAAAGGCAGAAGAAAAAGAAGACGAAGCCCAGGGTGACAGCAGAGAAACGCAGAAAGCCATTGAACAGATGTTAGAGATGACTCATACAATGTTCAAGCATTTGGTGGCTCTTAACACTTATACCGAACCGTTCTTGTCTATGAAGGCAGCAGAGCAACGTGAAGTCATCGAACAACTGTTGGGTATTACGCTATTAAGTGAAAAAGCTGAAGCATTAAAATCACAGATCAAAGAAAGCAAAGATTCTATTCAAATTGAAACTGTTAAAATTGAAGCAATTAAAACTGCCAACGGTAATGTACAGAAAAGTATTGACAGTTTAAAAATTAAAAGTTCAGCTTGGGCAAGTAAAAAAGAAGCAGACATTGAAAATTTAGGTCGTGCTATGATGCGACTTGAGAATGTTGACATTGAATTAGAACTTGCGGCACATTTACAAGTAAAGACTTGGGCTGAGAACGATCTTAAAATTAAAAATCTTAACAAACAAAAGGCTACTCTAGAGTCTGCTCTGGGACAAGCTGAAAAGACTGTTAAGAAATATAGCAAAGACCTTGAAAGTCTAGCTGATAAAAAGTGTCATGCCTGCGAACAAGAGCTTCACGATCATAAACATGAAGAAATGTCTGCTACTGCTAACAAGCATTTGTTAGAATCAGCCGAGTACTTTGAAAAAGTCAGTAACAGTCTTAGTAAAATTGTAGAAGAAGTAGCCGCTATTGGTGAGTTACCTCACAAACCACAGACATTCTATGATACAGAAGCAGAAGCATTGGGACATAAAAACAACTTAGATGGTTTAGAAAAGAGTTTAACTGCTAAAATTGATGAACAAAATCCCTACGAAGAGCAGATTGAAGAATTAAACAATACTGCTATTCAAGAAATTAACTGGAATGAAGTTAATGCATTAACTAAGTTAAAAGACCATCAGGAGTTCTTACACAAGTTGTTGACTAACAAAGACTCGTTTATTCGTAAGAAAATTATTGATCAAAACTTGAGTTACTTAAACAAGCGACTAAGTTACTATATCGACAAGCTAGGACTTCCGCATAGAGTAGTTTTCCAAAATGATCTCACAGTTGAGATTACTCAACTAGGACAGGATCTTGATTTTGATAATTTGTCACGTGGTGAACGCAACAGATTAATCTTAAGCATGAGCTTTGCCTTCCGTGATGTATGGGAAGGCTTGTATCAAAGTATTAATTTATTGTTTATTGATGAACTTGTAGATGCAGGTATGGACGCAGCCGGAGTAGAATCTGCCCTAGCTGTCCTGAAAAAGATGGCCAGGGAGCGTAATAAGAATATATACTTAATATCGCACAAAGATGAGCTTGTAGGTCGTGTAAACAATGTTCTTAGAGTTATTAAAGAAAACGGTTTTACCAGTTACTCAAACGATGTAGACTATGTTGAATGAAGAGATAAACAAGTATAACAATTTGTATTCACAGTTAGTCAGTGCCTTTGCAGAACTACATAATCAAAATTTGATTTTTGTAAGGACTACAGGCAGGACTCCTGGGTATATATGTAGGAAACATCTTCGAGACGTTGAATTGCTGGCCAAGCAATTAAAAAAACAAAGTCAATTAGTATGTAAAGAAAACTTAGCAAATATAAAGCTAGAACGAAAACTTAAAAAAGAGGAAAAGAAAAATGTCAAGCACAGTAGAACAACTAAAAAGTCAATTTGAAGCATTCTTAGCAGAAGATGCAAAATTCACAGGTGGCAATAGCGCAGCCGGAACTCGTAGTCGCAAAGCTCTAGCAGAGTTAAGTAAGCTAGTAAAAGCAAGACGCAATGAGATCACAGAAGAAAAGAATGCCCGCAAGGAAGCTAAGACAGCAAAATAATCAATGACTTGGACTTATCAAGGACAAGTTGTAAATGAATTACCCGAGGACTGTGTTGGTTTTGTTTATTGCATTACCAACACAACTTCGGGGCGCCGATATATTGGCAAAAAGTTAGCAAAATTTAGTAAAACGACCTACAAGACTGTAAAGTTGAAGAACGGCACCAAGAAGAAAAAGAAGATTCGAAGCAAAATCGACAGCGACTGGCAGGAGTATTACGGGTCCAGTCCTAATTTAACAGCAGATATCAACACCCTAGGCAAAGAAAATTTCTCTCGCGAAATACTATATTATTGTAAATCTAAAGCAGAAACATCTTACATTGAGGCCCGAGAACAATTCGACCGCAAAGTATTAGAATCCGATGAATACTATAACGGACATATCCAAGTCCGTGTCCATGGCTCTCACATTAAACCCAAAACTTAATTCAGTTTAAGCTCGCACAGGCTAATATCGTGTGCCGAACAGAAGAAACCTGGTTTCATTACGCAGGGATCCGCAGTCTTGCCGCTGAAGCAAGCACTTAACCACCATCCTTAACAGGACGAGGATCGCAAATTCGCCGCGGTTTGGTTATTTGAAACAAGAATTTAGGCAAAATGAAGGGCTAGAGACGCCCTACGTAAGCAAGTATGTTAGTGTATATTTGTTTACCGCCGCTGGATAAAGACACTGCTCGTGGTACAGGCCAACCGCCACTGTAATGCAGTAACACTAAGTGACATATGTTCAACTCGAATAATGTTTCTTTGCCCTGCTCGGGCAAAGTGTGACTGAACAATCTGAATAATATTATTTCGTCTTCGACGAAGTATGTGCTCTGAGTGTTAACGAAAGAGCAAATGAGCGTCAGCTCATTATAAATAACAAATCATATTCCGGAATAATAATGCAATTATCGACACTTCTTAGTACCTTAGATAGAATTGAAAATTCTCCTAAACAATCTATATTTGAAAGCATAGGTCAAGGAGATCAATACTTCCGTACCTGGGAAAGGGATATTCACCCTGTACTATGTGAAGTTGCCCTACAACCCGATCAAATACAACAATTATTTAAAAATATAGAAACAGGTGCCGGCCGTA